ATGCGGCCCGCGCTGGAGCAGAACATCAACGCGGCTACCGACACCTTCGCCAAGGAGTTCGAGAAGGCCCTGGACCGCGCCATCAAACGCGCCAATGCAGGAGGGTAACGATGCTGCCACCCATCTACGGTGTGTGCGCCGCAGACCCCGCGGTGCAGGCTGCGCTCGGCAACCCCGCACGACTCTATGCCTTCGGCGCCGCGCCCGAGGCCGTAGCCAGGCCCTATGCCGTGTGGCAGCTGGTGCCTGGCGGTGGACCGGGAAACTTCTTGTCCGGCCGGCCCGATACGGACCGCTTCCTGATCCAGGTGGACGTCTACAGCGACGAGGTACAGCCGCTGCTGGATGCCGCCCAAGCGCTGCGCGATGCGATCGAGGCCCACGCCTACATCACCTCGTGGCGAGGCATGAACCGCGACCCTGAAACCCGGCGTTTCCGCTTCAGCTTCGACGTCGACTGGCTCACGCACCGCTGACGAACAACAGACCCGCTTCGGCGGGTTTTCTTTTTTCCGGCTTCCGGAAATCCCCCTGCACAGCAGGAACCCAACCCAAGGAGACATCCCTATGTCGGTACTCACTCCGGGCACTCAGGTGTTCACCATCGTTCCCGATCTCGAAAATCCTGGCGCGAAGGTCGTGCTGGAGATCAAAAACGTCAACGCGCTCAACCCGGGCGGCTCGCCCGCCGAGCAGATCGAAACCACCACCTTGGCGGACAAGGTCCGCACCTACGCTAAGGGCCTGCGCACCCCGGGCCAGGCCACTCTGTCCATCCAGGCAAACCCGGCCGAGCCGAGCCACGTGCGCCTGCACCAGCTGTCCGAAGCCGACGGCGACACCACCGTCACCTGGCTGGTCGCCTGGCCGGACGGCGCCGGCGTGCCGAGCATTGACGAGCTGGATGGTTCGCTGGAACTGCCCACCACGCGCACGTTCTTCGAGTTCGACGGCTGGGTGATGGACTTCCCCTTCGATTTCGCCTTGAACGCAACGGTGGCCACCAACGTGACCATTCAACGCACCGGTGGCAGCACCTGGCATCGCAAGGCAGCGGCATAAGGAGACCAGCCCATGGAACTGACTCGTGACTCTCTGAAAACCCTGGGCGCCTTCGTCGGCGCCCCGGTCCGCAAGGAAATCACCTGGGACAATGGTGAAGAGCAGATCACCTCGGTGGTCTACATCAAGCGCATCTCCTACTCCTCGGCCATGGCAGAGATGCAAGCCATGACCGGCCACAAGGACGCTACCGCGGTGCGCATTGCTTCCAGCGTGTGCGACAAGGATGGCCAGCCGGTATTCGCCGTGGAGGACATCACCGGTGAAGCGGACCCGCAGCGCGGCCCGCTGTCTGGCGGCCTGTCCGTTGCGCTGCTGGCGGCCATCGCTGACGTGAACGGACTGGGAAAGCCCCGGGCCAAGTCGAAGTCTCCGGTCTAGACGAGATCTGGCATGAACTGGTGCTGGCCGGCATTGGCGGCCGCACCATCGAGGAAGCCCAGCGCAACATCACGTGGGATGAGTTCCTGCGCTGGGTGACCTACCGCGCCAAGTACGGACCGCTCAGTGTGGCTCGGCGCGTCGAAAACTCACTCGCCCTATCCATGCTGCTCCAGCACCGCCTGCACGGCGGAAAGCTCGGCATCGAAGCCTTCTACCCCCACAGCCCTATCAACCTCGCCCCGGATCGACCTATCGACCTGGCGACGGCGCTTGAGCTGTGGGAATAGCGGGCATGAAACAGGAGGATTCACATGGCTTCACGCTCGCTCGGGCAGCTCACGCTCGACCTGGTGGCCAAGGTCGGCGGCTTCACTGAGCCGCTCGACCGGGCCGCTCGTGAGTCCAAGAAGCAGATGGGCGACATCGGCAAGAGCGTCGATGTCGCTGCCAAGGCTATGGTCGGCCTGGGCGCCGCCGGCGCGGCCGGGGTCGGCGCGCTGGTGGTCTCGACGACTGGCGCGGCCAAGGAGCTGGTTCAGTTCACCGCGCTGGCCAACGCCTCGGCGACCGAGTTCCAGCGGATGGGCTACGCCGCCGACAGCGTTGGCATCGCGAACGACAAGCTGGCCGACATCCTCAAGGACGTCAACGATCGCATCGGCGACTTCGTTCAGACCGGCGGCGGGCCCATGGCCGACTTCTTCGAGAAGATCGCCCCGCAGGTTGGCGTGACCGCCGAGCAGTTCCGCAAGCTGTCCGGTCCGCAGGCCCTGCAGCTGTACTTCGACAGCCTAGAGAAGGCGAACCTGTCGCAGGCTGACCTGACCTTCTACATGGAGGCCATGGCCAGCGACGCGACGGCGCTGATCCCGCTGCTGCGCAACGGCGGCAAGGAGATGGGCCGGCTGGGTGACCAGGCCGAGCGGCTGGGTCTGGTGCTGTCGGACATCGAGGCGCAGCAGTTGGCGGAGGCGGCCAAGGCCGTCGATTTACTGCAGGCGGCCTTCAAGGGGGCCTCCAATCAGCTGGTGGTGGAGCTGCTGCCGGCGATCCAGGGCGCTACCGACCTGCTGCAGGACGAGCGCACCCTGGATGCCATTTCCGGCATCGTGGATGGCCTGGACTACCTGGTCACCGCCGGAGCTGCCGCTGCTGTGGTCCTGGGGTCGCGAGTAGCCGGCTCGGCACTCACCTCGGCCGGGGCGTTCGCGGCAGCCCAGATCGAGGCGGCCCGATACCAGGCAACCCTGGCCAGGATGGCCGGCGTTTCCCAGACCGCAGCGCTGGGCATCACCACCATGTCGGCGGCTGCCAAGGCGGCCTCCGGTGCCCTGGCCCTAGTGGGCGGTCCGGCCGGCGCCTTTATGCTGGCCGCGAGCGCGATCAGCTACTTCACCCTTCGCACCTCTGAGGCCGAGAAGCAGGCCAAGGCGCTCGACTCGCGCATCAGCCAGCTGGACGGCACCTTCCAGGCCATGACCGCCAACCAGGCGGCGAGCGCCCTGCTGGATTACCAGACGAAGCTCGCACAGGCCGAAAACGAAGCGGGCGCCGCGGCTGCCACAGTTTCCCGGCTGAATCACAGCATCAAGGCGTGGCCGAACAGCCCCCACATCAAGGAGTGGGAACGCGACCTGATCAAGGCCAAGGGCACGCTGGACAGCAAGGGTCAGTCGGTGGATGCCCTGAAGGGCAAGATCGAGGCGCTGAACACGATCATCAACGCCCCCACCAACAAGCCGACCGGGGGCGGCGGAATCGATCCGGACGCGGCCAAGGACATCGAACGCCAGATCAAAGCACTCGAAGAGCAGGCGGCGGTGGCCGGGATGGCTGCCGATGCCGCCGCGATCTACAAGCTCGAGCAGCTCGGAGCCAAGGACGTCGACCTGCAGCGCGCCGAAGCCGCCATGAAGGTTGTGGCTGCCTTCGAGGAGGAGCAGAAGGCAATCGAGCAGCGGCAGAAGGCCAACGCCGATGCCACTGCCCTGATCGAGTCGCTGCGCACCGAGGAGGAGCAGATTCATGCCTCCTACGCGCGCCGTCGCGAAATCATCAAGGCCAGCAGCATCCATGGGGACGAGGAGAAAAACGAAGCGCTGCTGCGCCTGGAGCAGGAGAAGAACGAGCAGATCCTCGCCCTGGACGAGAAGCTGGCTGAGGAGCGCCTGGAGGCCAATGGCTCCTTCTGGGAGAAGTGGCTGGACGCAGCAGAAGACGGCCTGTTCTCTATGGACGAGCTGGCTGGATCAGTCCTCGACAATTTCTCCAGCCGCTTTGGCGATGCCTTTGAGGACGTAATCACCGACTCTGCGAGCGTAGGCGAGGCCTTCGAAGGTCTCGCTGATGCAATGATCCGGTCGGTGATCAACGCCACCGGACAGATGCTCGCACAGTGGGCAGTTTATGAGCTGGCGAGAATGGCTCTTTCCAAGCCTGCCCAGGCCGGGGCGGTATTGGCGATGACGGCGAACGCAGAGGCGGCCAGCACTATGGCAGGCCTTAACTCGTACGCATCGACCGCCGCAATCCCGATTGTGGGGCCGGCCTTGGCACCGGGAGCGGCAGCGGCTGCGGTTGCGGCTACCCAGCCCATGGTCGCGACGGTCACCGCCGCGGCGTCTGCCGGGCTCGCCGGTATGGCGCACGACGGCCTCGACTATGTTCCGCGTGAAGGCACCTGGTTGCTCGACGAGGGTGAGCGGGTGGTCGACCGGCGCACGAACGCCGACTTGAAGGATTATCTGGCGAAGGCTGGCGGAGCGACAGACCGGCGACAAACCCCGGCGTGGACAAACTCCCCTGGCCTGGTCGGCTCTGCCCAGGTAGCCATACCCAACATGAACTTCGAGCTGGTTGTCGAGGGCAACGCTGACGAGAGCACCGTGGAGCAGTTCCGGGCATTCGCGAAGCAGATCCCGGCCATG